CATCATCATTCAAAATACCCATCCACACTTTACAGACTTTACCCTGCATCTCGGTTTCCATGGCTTCATTAACCATGCTAGTTGGTACACCGGACAAAATCAATTGCAATGTGTAGCTTTGTATTTCGATACCTTCTGTAATATCGCCAATTTTACCAAGAGTACCTACACCAATGAATGTGTTTCCATTATATTCAATATCAAAAGGTGTTGAAGCAACATAGATATCTTGGTCATCCCCTGTTTCGAGATAAACCAAATACATAGGAGCCACAACATCCGATTTAACCGCTATTTGATTGGTTTCAGTTGCATCACGCATATATAACCTCCGTCATTGCTATCGAAAAAGCACCAAAAACTCCGATAGAATAAGCACCTTTAACTTGAGAATCATCGTCGAGTTTCATTACACACTTTGGAGAATCTACAATGATTTCAGCACCATCCGATGGACTGTTTCGAAGAACAGGTGCGAAATACAGCATTGCTGTACCTGTTTCTGTACTGACAGCATCTTGTGTCAATTGTTTCAATTCAACACCAATAGGGGTGACAACGCTGAAATAATCTCCAGTGGTTAAGACGGTAGTATTCGCATTCCAACCTGTAGTGAGTAAAGAACTCCCTGTTTGGTCGGAACCCATAACAGTGACATTTGTCGGCACATTGGTATTACGGCATATAGTTGGTGCGAAATAAAATCTACCAGCCTGACCACGTAAACTGGATAGAAAAGCTGTGAATTGTTTAAGGTCAGTTCCAGTCAAATTCTTAACCGTAGCTTCTGCTTTCCATCGTGCCCCTGGCAATTGCAATGTTTGCACGGATTTCGTTAGTGGAGATGTGAATGTGGTGGTATTGTATTCCAACCACCAATTCAAATCCACTGGAACAATATCTTCAGGCCATGTTAAAATACTCATCTTGTTCTCCCAACAGCTTTGGCAAAACTTCCACCACTATTTGCGGCATTTACAACAGCTTTAATTGCACGTTTCTCTAAATTATTGTTAATATCATTTAATGCAGATATTATAGCTTCTTCAACACCAGGCTTAGCTCCTCTAGCGTCTATATTATATGTATAATATGTATCACCCCTTACACCTTCCGCTGAAACACCTAATTTATTATCAGAAGTACGTGTAAGAGGCATAACGGCTTCTGGACCGGCTTCAGCAAATACACCACCTTGAGCAAAAGTAAATAATTTCGGTGTTGTTTGTACTGTATTCACATATGAATGAAGAGAAGGGCTATTAAAAATACCGCCATTGGCGAATCCACTGGATGGTTGCATGGGACCGTCAGGACCAACAGCAGGGACATTACCATACCAGGCATTCGCAATACTATTACCTACAGAACCTAATAAGCTAGACAAACCGGAAGCCAATGGAGCTGTTACCTCTGCCTGTATCTGCATTCTTATCATGTCAGAAATAACACTTTCAGCAAAATCTTCAAATGTACTCTTACCAGTCATTGCGAAATTGGTGAGGGCTTCTGTCATTCCTGAAAAAGCGTCTTCAACAGTGTTTTTGATATTGGTATACGTCCACCCTATATCTTTTGCTGCTTCTTCCATTCCATCTGCAACAGCCGCTCTCCAAGATTCATCCTTTTCGGCATATTCCTCATAGAACTCATCCCACATTTCTTGACGTACTGTGAGATACTGTTCTTCAGCAATAAGCCCACGGTCAACAAGTGATTGCCAAATCTTTAATTGCCGTTCAATGCTTTGCCTTTTAATCTGTTCACTGGTGAGGGTTACTTCCTGATATTTTTTTTGAAATTCATTGAAATCCGAAATTGCTTGTTTGTTGGCGTACTCTTCCAATTGCATACGCTCTTCAAGTTGTTTCGGATAAATAGTGGTCCAATATCTGTTTTCAGTTTGTTCTTGTTGATATTTTTCCTGTAACTGTTTCTTTTTAATTTGAAACCATTCTTCCAATGCCACTTTATCATCAATAAAGCTGGCATAGATGTGTTTTTGAACAGTTAAATTCTGTAATTCTTCTTCATAAGTATCAGTGGTGAGTGCCCTGTACTCTGAATAAAATGCTTCGATTGCTTTTGCTTCTTCTTTTGAAACAGTAGCAAGATTAGTTCCATTGATAAATGCCTGTTTATCTTTCATTGCCTGTACTTGGGCATTTATCAATTTCTGTTGGTCTTGGTACGCTTTTTCCTGCCTTGCTTGCGTCAATGACAATTGTTTATCATATTCACCCCAAGTACCAATATATTTTTCTCTTAATTCTTCTTTTCGCGTGCCACCGTATGCGGCTTTTCCTTTTTCGGTTAATTTGCCCGTATTCCAATCACGTAAACCAGCGGCGACTTCGACCATATTTTTCAAATTTTGCCAAAGTGTCTTACCGCTTTTCTCCATATCACTGTAAGATGAAAGCAGGCCATAATTCTCACCTAAAAGGTCATTTGTTTTTTCCAGCGCAGTATTAAGACTTACAATGAGACCAGTCACAACCCCTATCTGGGTTGACCCGGTTAATACCCGGGCCACTATCCCGCTGGAAACGCCAGAAGTGACCTCTGATGGCAAAGCAGTGTACACGCTTACAATGGAACCTATGGCACTGGCGACATTTCCTGCACCTCTGGCCAAGTCACCTAACAAAGGAATCAAAGAACGGGAACTCTTAATAATTTCCCCTAATCCAGTTCCAATATGGCTTAAATCACTTTGCATTTCTGGAGTATTCATACTGGCCGCCAATGCTTGCATGGCACTGGATGCTTGTGTGAGAAACCCAGAATCTGCAATATTATATCGTACAGTTGTCCATGCTTCACTTAATTTATTGCTTGCGGCAACAGCTTCAGAAACTTTACCAGAATAAGTATTCTCAAGAACAACAGCCAATTTAGGCAATAAATCTTCTGCAAGAACATTACCCAATTCGAGCTGTTTGCTGAGTTCCGGCATGGTCATGCCCATGGCTTCAGCGGCCATTCTAAAGGCACCGGGCAATCGTTCACCTAACTGGCCTCTCAATTCTTCTGACTGTACGGTTGCTTTTGAAATCATCTGCTGAACAGCATACAAAGCACCTTCAGTCTCATAAGAAGAAAGACCCAAACTGGCAGACGCTTTCACAATGGCACGAAAAATATCATGCACCCCTTCCCCTTGCATGATGGTGCCTTGGGCGGCGGCAGAAAGTGATTTGAATTGTCTTGCAATCACATAAAAATTCTGCCCCATTTCATCCGAAACTTTCTTTACATATTCAAACTCCTTGCCAGCATCTTCTGCAGAACCGAAAATTGCTTCGAAAGAAGTGTTTAACATAGATACTTCTTTACCTACGTCAAACAAATTCTTCAACGCCATTCCGGTACCAATAACAGAAATAGCACTTCGAAGCCCAAGTGCATGTGATTTCATTTGCTCAAGAGACTTCGAAGTGCTAGCAATACTGGAATCCATCTTCTTTGTTTGAGTGGAGACTGTATTGGCAGATTCTTTCCAATATCTGTCGGTTTTGCCTAATTGCGTATCAACATGCCGGGCATATTCTGTCATTATTGCTTCTGCTCGATTGACAGATGAACGCAAATACTGGCTATCAGCACCAAGGATCGCGGTCAATTCACCAATATTCATATAAACCCCTCATGAAGCTATTTCTTATTCATAACACCTGCAACCGCGAGCATTATTTCTTTCATTTCTTCAACAGATTGTTTCTTATGCTCCGTTTCTTCTTGCCGCAACAAGCAAAAATCTACAATATCGAAGGACTGGTTTGAATTTTTCTTCTTGAGTCCACCAGATAAAGCCATAATATGTCTGGTATACGCATGTTGTTTATCTTCGTAAGCACTTCCAAAGGGCTCCAAGTTGTAAAATTCAAACCATTCTTGAATCTGCTTAGCAGTCAACATCCTAAACAAATAATCTGGATGTGGGATACCGAGGTGCAAACATAGCCTAAAGGCAAATCGTTTTACACCTCGGTGTTTGAGTTTTTTATCTCATCCGGTTGATTGATTTCAAAAGCAATGGAATGGAGAGCATTGATAATTATCGGAGATTTTCTACCAAGGATGGTATGCTCTTCATCCTTAAAAAGGCGGTTACCCTTTTCATCGCACAAACAACGCACAAGATACTTGGCCTTGGCATTCTGCATGTTGCGGGAAATTTTCTGTGTTCCGTCCTGTTCACTGTTCACATCGACCAAAGACCAATCATAAGAATCAAAATCTTCTGCAGTCATTTGACGAAAATAGACATACTTGCCGAGTTCTTTGACGAAACGTTTTTCAACTTTGGGATCGGGAAGAGAGAGGAAATCTCTACGAGAAAATACTTTGTCAGACATGGTTGGTCTCCTGTTTAGATTGAAGGTTATTTGTTTGATCTGCCTATGGTTAAGACAGATATTTGTTTGTGTTCATACGATTAAGGAGTAGGGGCAACACTGGCGGCACCGGAATTGATAGTCACCTGCCCACTGATCTGAATCGTCACGGAATTGGTGATTTTGTCATCCGTGGGAATGGACAGCGGGATTTCAGTAACCAAACCAGAAAATTCAAAACTGGTTTTATCCTCATCCGGCAAAATGAGTTCGTAATCCGAAGGATCATTGGATTCGAAGTCAGCCTTCAACAGCTCATACGTTTCCCGGCCAAAGTTCATGGTCAAGGAAAGCGTACCAGCATCACGAAAACCAGTGATGAATGTACGGTACCCGCCTTCAGTTGCCAAATGGGTTGTGTCAATGATGCTTCGGGACATACCGGGACCGGTGATTTCCGTTACTTCCCCAAGGGCATCCCATGAGTTACCGTTCCAACGACGCAATTGAGTTCCAACACCTGCAACAGCCATAAATACCTCCTATTGAATTGAACTACGCTGTAAATCCAAGTTAATCACAAATTTCACCCTGTTATTTTCATCCCTATTTAACATGAAAGGTGGAGATGTGCAATCAATTACTTGGTATTCACAATCGTCAGTTTTTACATGATGTTTACCATGCAAATAATTACGAATATCATCTGCAATAGTAAACGCCTCTATATAACCATCTGACCGAACTTGAATTTGAACAGACGGGTATTCGTACCCATCATTGCCGGTCATTATGATATCACTTGCGTATCCTGGAGTATCGTAAATGGTTACACAAGTATCAGGGGCTTCTGGTTCAAACCCAATAAACAAATTCTTGGTGAATTCCAAACCTAATTCGGTATTGGCAACCAACAGATCTTTTATATCTACACTTGCCGCATTCATCAAGACACCTTTACTTCTTTAGCGATTATTGAAATAATTCTCTTATGATTATTACGTATGGCTGATTGAAAAAATTTTGCACCAGAATTGGGTCTTTTGAATTGCTTTCCAACAGCTTCATGAACATAAGCGGCATAATGAGCAGAATACCCCAAAACAACGACAGGATACTTTTGCCCATCCGCGATAGCTTGAGCGGCGTTTATTGTGACCCTATGGTTCCCGGCCATATCCACACCTGATTTATCTGTTTGAAATCGTGGCCGAGAACCCATTTCAATACTGTTAGCCGTAACCATAAACCGACTAGCCCGTAAATTACCTG